GCCGACTACTGGCGCCAGATCGAGAACGGCGCACGCAACATATCCGGGCCGCTGGCGCGCGTGCTGCGCTATCTCTCGCAGGGTGCGGCGGTGCACGATGACCCGACGCTGTCGGACGGCTTGGCAGCCATGCTGCCGACCTACCTTGAGTGCAGCGACCTGGAAGCGCCGGACGACGAACCCGGCCGCACAATCATCATGCGCACGGCCTGGCCGCGCTTTTTCGCGGTTGAGTTTGAACCCGACGAACTGCCGCCCGATGCACCAGCGATGCTGCGGGCGAACGGCTCGCCCTGCCTAGAGCTGCCGGCCGAAATCGGCTGCGGCTGGCTTGTTGTTTTGTGGATCGACACCCCAGCCAGCGACCCGACCATGCACGTTACGCGAGCAGCACAACTGATGATTGACCGCATCCGCCGCGACCTGGCACCCTAAACCGAAAACAGCCACAACATCGCCACCCCCGAAAGAGCAAACCATGTGGATAATTTTTGATCGACTGAACGGCTACGCAGCTATTGGCGAGCCAGCATCCCTCCTCGTCATCAATGAGCGCTGCCAGCAAATGAATCGCGAGATTGGCAGCGCACGCTATGGCATCGCGCGCGCATCATGACCATCACCTACACCCCCGGTTTCCGCGAGCACGATGCCGGCGCTTACCTGGCGAGCGAAAAGCTGGACGGGTACCGCGCGCGCTGGAATCGTGGGCGGCTTTGGCTTCGATCTGGTGCCAGCGTGGAGCCACCTGCCGAGTGGCTTGCCCAACTCCCGCCCGTCTCGCTCGACGGCGAGCTGTGGATCGGGCGCGGGCAGTTCAACGCGCTGGCCAGCGCCGTGCGCAAAAAATCCTGTAGCCTTGGCTGGTCGCGGGTGCGCTTCATGGCATTCGACATGCCCGATGAGCCCGGCCCGTTTCATCGCCGCGCGGCAGCCCTGGCGGTGCTGGCCAAGCGCCATCGCAACGCCGTTTTTGATGTCGTGCCGCAAGTCCGCCTGCAGGACATCGTTCAGACAAAAACCATCTTCCGGGGCATCGTCGCCGAAGGCGGTGAAGGGCTCATGCTGCACCGCGCCGACGCCCTGCAGCCCGACCGACCCGGCGCCCTGGTCAAGATGAAGCCCGAGCACGATGCCGAGGGCACCGTCATCGAGCAGATCCAAGGCGCCGGCAAACACGCGGGCCGCCTGGGCGCACTCACCGTGCTGCTACCCAACGGCAAGACGTTCAAGCTCGGCACCGGTTTTAGCGATAGTGACCGGCTGTATCCGCCCCGTCTTGGCAGCGTGGTCACGTTCACCTACAACGAACTTACCCCCGCCGGCATTCCACGCTTCGCCAAGTTTCTGCGCGAGCGCCCGGCCTGCACCCTGCCCACCGCCGCATGACCACAATAATCGACCTGGACGGCTATCAAACCGTCACCAGCGCCGCCCAGCGCACGGGCAAGGGCGAGCGCTGGATTCGCACGCTATGTCAGCAGGGGCGCGTGCCTGGCGCGCACCTGTTCGACGGCACCATCTGGATGGTGCCCATCGCCTGGGCACCCACCGCACCCGTAGGCAGGCCGCCACGCGCGCCGATCGAGCCCGAGGCGGCGCCCCCGCGCATCGCCGCGCAGGACATCGCGAAAATCCTGTAGACCTAGCCGGCTATCCGGTCACCACAATGCGCTCCACAGCGCGCGCCACCGCCCGTTTGCGCGCGCCCCGCTCGGTCAGCTCGCGCTGCATCGGCGTCAGCAGACGGCGATAGCGATAGAGTTTGATCGCACCGCGCTGCCCGTAACAGACCTTTTCCAGAAAAGCCATCTTCTCGGTCAAGTGGTTCAACGCATCAAGCACCGTATCCCGGCTAATCGGCACACCGCACGCCTCCACGTGCTGGCGCACCTCGCCCACGCGAAACCACGTCGACGGGAACCGCGCAAACAGGTCGATCATCTGCCCGCCGCCCTTGTAGTCGAAGCGTTGCGCATTGGGCGGCAGATCCGCCGCGCGCACGGCTGCGGCGAGATAGTCACCGCGGCTCACTTCGCAACCTCTGCAAAATGCTGCGCCACCCACTCAGGACTGTTCACCTTCGGGCGCGGCAGCGGCTTGCGGTACTCCTCGATCGTCGCCATCGGCACCGGGCGGTTAATCTTGGCCGCCGCATCGGCCATCGCCTTGCTGATGTTGATGTCGCCCACCTCGCGGGCAAACACCCGCAGCAGATCATCGGCATCGCGGCGGCGAAAATCCTTCGCCACAGGCACCGCACGCAGCGTACCGGGGCGGCTTCCGCCCTCCCAACCAATTTCCCGTCGCACCAAATCCGGGTCACGCCGCATTGAAGCAATCAGCCCCTTGCGCGCCCCAAAGCACATCGCCGCGATCACCCGAGCCTGGGACCGGTTGTGCGCCAACCAGCGGCGATAGATCGCATCCACCGCCGCGCCGATCAGCGGGTCCGGGTCCATGCGCGGCTCGTTGCGGTCCACCTCGCGCTTCCAGTCAACCGGCACCACGCCCTTGCCCGCGTGGCACCACGCCACCCACTGGTCCAGCCGGTCGATCACATGCCCGGCAAAGGCAAACCGCTCGTTTTTGTACTCCGCGCTCACGCTGCCACCTTACCATCTGGCACGCGCTTTAGCACCGCCCTCGCGCCAGCCAGCAGGCGCGCAATCGCCTCCGGGTCAGGCGTGCTTGCCCCCGGCGCGGGCAGCGCCAACACCACCGCTGGCACTGGCGGACAATCACCCGCCAGCCGCGCCGCCAACAAGCGCCGCCAACGCGACTCACTGCGCTGCCATGCGCCGTTGAACAAATCAAACGTGCCCATGTCCGCCGCAGCCCAAAACACCGCCGGATGACTCCACACATCGCCACCATCGGCGTGCCGGCGGCGCATCTGCTGTTGCGCTTCGTGCCACGCCGCCTCGGCATCCACCGTCGCCACGCAGAGCTTCAAAAACTCCGGCAGCGATGGCGGCCAATCCATGCGCATGCGACACAGCCGCAACCCCTGCGCCACCCCCTCCAGCGTCACCCCCTCATCGGCAAAAGCAAGCGCCCATGCCTCGCGCCAATTGGCCACCGCCGCCTCGCTGGCAAACGCCGCGCGCCAGCGGTTCGGGTACATGCCGTCGAGGCGGTTGAATAGCGCATCCATGGCCGACAGGCCGCCGCCGCGCGGCTCAAGCCACGCGCTCAGGGTGGATGATTTTTTCGTGTCGGGCAGGGTCATTTTTTTGTCCTTGGTTGACGTAGGCGACAGGGTCAAAACGGGCAGCAGGACCACCCCGCGCAGGCGGCGCTCCGCCGCGCGAAACCTCGCCGCGCACCCACTCCGCCTCAAAGCCAACCCAGCCCCGATCAATGCTCTTGCGAAAGGCGTCCGCCAGCGTCCAGCCGAGCTTTTCTGCCTCCCGCCGAAAGCTGTCCACCACCCCCTGCGAAACGGCACTGCGCTTGGCTTTGCGATGCGCTCGCCACTCCTCCCACAACGCTGGCGACACATCCTCCGGGCACGCCGCTTTTTTCGCCGCAGCGCGGTTATTTTCTATTCCGTCAGGAATAGAAATAGGTGATGGTGAAGGGCATTCCTCATGCAATGCTTGTGCAATGCTTGGAGCATGCTTCAAGCATGCTTCGGGCATGCTTGAAGCATCCGATTCTGAGCCGCCTGCACCGCCTTGGTCCGTCTTTTTCCAGCGCGCCTCGGCCGCTGTTTTGGCCCGACCACTGGCCTTGGATGATCGATGTGCGGCGTCTGCCAGCTCGCGCTCCATGCGCTTGCTGATCCACACACCATCATCCACCAAAAAAAACTCCGCCAACACCGGGCGCAGCTTTTTCCACTCGGACGGCGTCGCCTTCACAATGTTGGCAAGGCGCTTGTCATCGTCAGGCAGCGGCCCGCCTGATCGCCAATAGGCAAACAACAGCAACAGATACCCACCATGCTCATCGCGCGACAGGTGAGCCGTATCAGCCATGTAGTCACCAATCCACAGCGGCAACCACGCATCAGTCTTTTTGCTCATCAGGCGCCAGCCCTCCGCGAAGTCGGCTCACGGCGCTTGGGCACCAGCGGCGCAATCCAACCCGCCACCGGCATCGCCGCCGCCATCGCATCAATACGGTCATTCTCCCGACGCATGCGCGCCCTGGCGCTTGCCGCTGCCGCCGCCTCCCGCATCGGCTCAGAGATCAACTGCTTCGCGCGGCGATCAGCCTCAGCCTCCACCAGCGCATCAAACCCCGGCAGCGCCGGCAACAGCGCGCGCCATCGGTGCGGATACACCGACCGGTCGCAAGCCGCCTTGCCCTTGCGCTCCCATGCCAGCAAGCGAGACGCCGTCACCGACATCGCACAACCGGCGTCAAACTCTGCGTGCAACGTGGGCGAAGTCGTGCCCGCCTCACCAAACGCCGCCACCCGCCGGCTCTTGGTATCGTCATAGGGCGGAATCGGCACCTTTCCCACCCGCAGCAAACGCCCCCCGGCGAATGACGAAGTCGAGCCCGGCACCTCTACCAGATAACCACACGCAACCATCGCATGCAGGCGGGCATACGTGGTCGACGGCTTGCCATTGGGGAACAGGGCCGCCAGCGCGCGAGACCGCATCTCACCCGCCGCCTGCACCGCATTGAACATACGCACATAAGCCGCGTGCGTTTGCGGCGAGAGGAGCATCATGCCGCCACCCGATCCACCGCAGGCGGTGGCACCCACGCCATCGGCCCATCACCGGGCGGCCGGATGACCAAGGCATCAGTCACCGCGCGATCAAAGCCCGCCACCGCCGGCGCCTTGGCCACGTAGAACTCCATGCGCCGCTCAGTCCCTGAGCCCACCTCGCGCTTCACAATCACGCCGCCGGCACGCTCGATGTCCGGCAACCGCGGGTGAATCTCCACGATGTGCAACTCCACCGCCGCGCGAAGCTGGCTCACCCACTCCGCCTGGTAGCTGCCATCGGGCAAGCGGTGGCCCGGAGAATTAAAACCCATCGCATGCCGCGCCAATCGGTGCGCATGCCCACCTTTCGCCAGCTTGTAACCATCATCCGTCTCAGGCATCACCCCACCTCACACCAGATCGCGCAGCCAGCTCGCCATACGGGCGCGCTCTGCTGCCGTGAAATTTGGCTCCATCAGCCCGGCAACCGCCAGATCGGGCGCGTTTTTCGCCTTTCGGCGACCACTGATCGCGGGCGACAGCGGCGCCGTCGCGCCCACCGCCACCCACGCCCCATCACCCCGCGTGCCCAGCTTCACGCCAGCGGGCACTTTTGACCAGCGCACCATGCGCTGCCGAATGGCCTCCACGGTGCGCACATCCTTGGTGGCCTCTTTCAACGCCGCTGGCGTGCAACCACGAACGCCGCAGCGCAGCAGGTGCGCGTACAAGCGTTCATCCGCCGCACGCCGCTGGGCAGGGTCCATCGTGTACCACGGCGAATCCTTCACTCGCGGCCCGCGTGACCCCACCGCCGTGCTCACGCCGCCACCTCAATGGTCGGCGGCTCTATGCCCATCTGGTCAAGCCGCTTGTGCACCGCATAAGCCATGTGCAGCACCGCGTTTTGCATGCTCGCCACCAGATCCGGCTCCGCCATGAACGGGCTGGGCCACTCAAGCGAGCGCGGCGTCGTGCGCGGCTGCTCCACAGGCCACGCCCCCACCAGCCAGCGGGCAGGCCCGGCCCCGCGCAGCACGGCGGGCACCACCGGCGCCTGGCGCAGCGTCACCACCCACATAATCGCCTGCAGCATCGCGGCCAGCGCATCGCAGGCGTGCTGCACATAAGCCGTATCATCCAGCGCCACCACCGAGCTGCGGCACTCCATCCACAGCCGCTCACTCTCGTCGAGCAGCGCGTGCACGCCCTTGTTGCGGTCGACCGCGCGCTGCAACCAGCGCGCTCGCTCATAGGGGTTGTTGCCATCCACCTCGACAGCCCGCCGAATCACCACCGCCAGCACCCCAACAAACGGGCGCTGCAGCGGCTTGCGTTTGCTGGCGGCGCTCATGGCTGGCCGTCCGTCAACCCGCCAACCGCAGACGCCAGAGCCCGCCGCTCCTGCGCCCACGCCAGCGAGATCGCATGGCCGATCAACAGCCGCGCACGCGCCGCCGATGTGGGCGCCACGTAGCCAAACACCCCAAACGGCACCGAGCGAAAGAACAGCGCACAGGGAATCGAAGTCATGCCTGGCAGCGTCATACACCGGCCTCCACGTTGTCGAAATGCTCAAACTTGGTCGCGCCGCTCCATTCGCCATAGCGAATGCCACGCAGCAACGTCACCGGCGGAAACGGAATATCACCCCACAGCTCGCGAGGCAGCACATCCTCCAGCATCACGATCTGCAGGCCGCAATCGCGCGCCGTCGATAGCTCCGAATGCGCGCCATCGCTGTACTGCCAGCCCGGCAACAGCACAATCACGTCGCAATAGGTCAGCTCGCGCGTATCAACACGAATGCACTCATGCCAATAGGCACGCACCTCTCGCGGCGAAGCACCGGGGCACGGGCGAGTACCGCCTGGGTTTAATTCCGCCGGGTTCACCACCTCAATGCCACGCAGTCGCAGCGCCGCTGCAACCGCCATGAACGCCGGAAAGTTCTCGTCCGGCAGACCACTCATCGGCCCCGAGATATACGCCCTCATAGCGCACCCCCACGCACCGCGCCAGCCTGGGCGGCCAACTGGTTGATGTCCACACCCTGGGCTTTCAGCGTAGAGACCAGCCGCACGATCGTCTGCATCGCCTGTGCACCCTCGGCAATCGCACGCTGCGCCAGATCCTCCTGCGTCAGCGGCACGGGCGCGGTGTAACCCAACGTCTGCGCCACATAGTTCGCGTAGTAGTGCACCCCCTTCTCGCGGCCAATGCGCACCAGTTGAATCACCTGCTCCGGGTTCAACCGCTCATCCTTGTTCGGGTT